GATGACGGGCTTCGGCCTTGCATCGGTCAAGCAGCAGGGCGCGGCCACTCCCTACGACACGGAGAGCCAGCAGTCGGTAACGCGCTACACGCACATTGCCTACGGCCTCGGCTTCATCGTGACCCGCGAGGAGGTGGACGACAACCTCTACGAGAAGAAGGGTGTCACCCGTACCCAGATGCTCGCGTTCTCGTTCCGCCAGACGAAAGAGAATGTCGCGGCCAACGTCTACAACCGCGCGTTCAACACGTCCTACACGGGCGGCGACGGCAAGGCGCTGCTGGTGACGGACCACCCGTCATTGGCCGGCAACTGGTCCAACACTCTCTCGACCGCGGCTGACTTGTCGGAAGCCAGTCTTGAGGATCTGTGCGTCCAGATCATGAACGCCACCAACAGCAGAGGCCTCAAGATCGGCCTCATGCCGCGTTCGCTGATCATCCCGACCGCCTATGCGTTCGAGGCGCAGCGTATCCTCAAGTCTTCGCAGCAGTCGGGGACGGCGAACAACGACATCAATGCTCTTCGGGCGATGGGCGTGTTCCCGGACGGCGTGAAGGTCAATCACTACCTGACGGATTCGGATGCGTTCTTCATCCGTACCAACGTGCCGCAGGGAATGAAGCTGTTCCAGCGCGTGACTGCAGAGTTTGCTCAGGATGGCGACTTCGACACCGGCAACCTCAAGTACAAGGGCTACGAACGCTACAGCGTGGGTTGGACTGACCCCCGCGCTCTGTACGGCTCTCCCGGAGCCTAAAGTGATGTGGACCGGCTTTTCCCCCTGGGCCGGTCCACATTTCCTCAATGTTGGAGTTGAGTGAATGAGTGGCCGTTCGTCCGACATTTCCGGGTTCAAGAAACTGGTCTCGTGGACGCCCAGTGGGACTGCATTCTCTACTTGCCGCGGGGTCATTGCGACAACTGCTGGCACGATCGACTGCATCGATGCTGACGGCAATTCCCTGACCGCTGTTCCGGTGGTTGTCGGCGTCAATCCCTACCAGCTCACCAAGATCTCAGCCGCATCGGCCTCGCTGGGCCTGTTCCTGGGGTATTGAGTCATGCTGTCAACCGGCGTCGGTGTATCGCCGGTCATCCAGCATTTCAGGTCGAGTGCAACTGCCCCTCCCGCCAATAGCGGGGGCGCCAATCTTCCTGTTATCACGGGAGATCCGGTTGTCGGGCAGACGCTGTTTTCATCGACCGGAACGTGGTCGAACAGCCCGACGAGCTATTCCTACCAATGGTATAAAGACGGCTCTGCGATTTCCGGCGAGACGGCCGACAATTATCTGATCCGGGATTCTGACGTTGGCTCGGTGTTCAAGTGCCAAGTAACGGCCCTGAACGGTGCTGGGTCGAGTTCTCCGGCCAGCTCTGCCAACACTGCTGCGGTTACCGCGATCGACAACGGCGGGACTGCTGGTTCCATTCCCAACGCGATAACCGCATTCAGCCGGACCAGCGCGTCAGGCGACAACACATCAGCCTTCGGGATGCAAATCTCCATCACGTTCGGCTCCAACGTCTATGCCGGCTACATGACGCGGTGGGAGGTGTTCTCATCGGGGACCTTCCTCGACGACGCACACCGCATTCAGGACGTTTATTACCAGCTCACCAACGATGACCTGCAGGCCGTCGCGAACCTTCCCGCAACGCTTCTTGCGAACGGGTTCACGAAGATGGGCGCGACAGATTACCTGCGCGTAACGGTCTTCACCACTAGTCCCAACGGGATGGGCTATCTCTTTATATTCCCGACGGCGATAAGCCCCACTGACGCTACCGTGGCGATGACCTGGAGCTCCACCGACAAATTCGGCACGATCACGCTCAGCAACGGCAACCTCACTGCGGTTGGCGTCGATGGCAGCGGCGTTATGGCGATCCGCACCAACCGGTCGATGGGTACGACCGGCAAATTTTACGTCGAATACAAGATGGACAACGCCAACATGTATGGCGCTGTTGCCAATGCCACGGCAACGCTTTCGCAGGGTGGAAACCACGAGCTGTTCGGGGACGGTGCCGCCAACGCCAACATGGCGACGGTCTGGAAGAATGGCTACATCGACTACAACGGGACCGCGAATTCGGGCTATCCTACCTACGCGACTGGAGACGGCCTCGATATGGCCGTGGATATCGATAACAAGAAGGTCTGGTGGCGCGTTGCCTCGGCTGATGGCGCAAGCGCTGGCAGCTGGTACCCTGGCGCGAGCGCCAACCCGGCAACCAATACCGGTGGCCTAGACATCTCAGCGATGGGTTCCGTAGCGCTCTATCCCGCTGCCCAGTTCGCCAACGCGGGACAGTGCACCATGCGCTTCTCTGGCTTCACTCGCACCCCACCGTCAGGATTTGTTGCGCCATGATTAAGCGTCCTCTTCTCGCGCTTGCGCTCATCGTCGGTGCCGCCGCGCCAGCATATGCCGTAGAGATCAATACTGACGTTGGCTGCGACAGTGCCGGCTCATGGATGGCAGGAACTGGCTGGTCCGTAACTGGCTCCAAATGCACGGCCACCTCGGCAACCCGCATGTCTATGTTGATGCAGATGAGCAGTGCCATCAAGCGCGGCCACCTGTACAAAATCACTGCCGATGTTTCCGGAATCACCGGTTCCGGTGGCCTGCGGGCTTTTGTCGGAGTTCAGATGCCGAGCGCCCCCTCGGGATCATGGATCACGGCGTCCTCGGTTTCGGCGGTTGCGGATAATTTCACAACATCGTTGGGCCTTGCGGCAGGAGGAATCCCACGCAGCACGACAGGCCCCGGCGACGATCCCGAGCGCAATGGTTCGATGCGTCTTACGTGCGTCAGCGGGGGCTTCGGGCGTGTCGACCCGCTCGTCTATCCTGGAACTCAGGCCCCCCACGTGCACGAGTTCATCGGCGCGACGAACATGGGGGAAAGTTGGACATACAACGACTTCCGCACCAAGGCAGAATCAAGCTGCACCAACCAAGTCGATCCGACGCACACGATCAATCGCTCGGCTTATTGGTTTCCCGCGGTACTCGACGGCCTTGGCCATGCCAAGCGAACCGGCCCGATGCTGGTCTATTACAAGGGACCATCCAGCCCATCTCAACCCGCCACAGTTACACTTACCGGCTCGATTTCCGGAACGACCTTGACCGTCACGGCAACCGGAGGCGTCACCAATCCGATCAGCCCGGATGGAGAGTTCATCACGGGCACGGGGATTACGGCCTCCACGCAGATCGTCTCGCAATTGACCGGCACGTCTGGGGGCATCGGCACATATCAGCTCAACAATTCAATGACGGTCGGCTCTGAGTCGATCACTCTCATTTCCCCGTACAAGGCGGCTGGCGAGACTGAGGGCACCGCGGCGAGCATGTGCGCGGCATTCTCTCCTACAACCGACTGCCAGAACGTTGCGCGTGGTCTGCGCTTCACCTTCGGCTATAAGGGTTCGTTCAACTCCACCACCACGACTGACAATAACTGCGGTCCCGACGATACTGTTTCGGTCGGAACCTCGACGACAGAGCGGTGCAGCATCCGCGGGATCAGTGGCGGATGGACATGCTATGGAGGACCCAATAGCGAGGGGGCCGCTCCGGGTGTTGCGTATACGTCCAGCTATCTGACCCTGCACGATATCATGGCGGCGAATGTCTGCGTCATAGGTTCGTGGGCGAACCGGGCGCTGGGCTTCCCGTCGTGCTGGGATGGGGTGAATGTCGATAGTCCGACGCACCGGGCGCACTACAGCTGGGGCAACGACACCGCCCATTGCATTTCCGCATTCCCCGTCAAGAATCCACAAATATCTCTGCTGCTTTCTTATCGCGTCGATCAGGCATTCCTTGACCACAAATGGCGCCTGTCTTCCGATGAAATGGCGGCCTGTTACGACACATCCGGACTAGCCGGGTGCACCGAACATGGAGACTATTGGGAGGCGTGGTCCGATAGCGTTCGCGATACTTGGTTTCAGCGTTGCAACTTGGCGCACAATAGCTGCACCAATGATCTTGGAGACGGGACTGTCCTGAAGTTCAACCCCAATAACTTCGATCGCACTTCCAACGGGGCACCCATCTTCGGTGCCAACTATCAGATGAACGATAAGGCCCCTACCGAAGAACTCGGCATGTCCAGGGACATCACCGCGAATGGCAGCTACACGTTCTATCTCAAGGCGGTTGATGACGGCGTGTGGGGTTTCATGGGCCTCAAGAACTTCTCGGGCTCAGTAGATAACATCAGCGTTACGGATCTGGGGACGACCGCCAAGGGTCCGGTGACGGTCCACAATTAGCTTCTGTGAATGATCCCCGGTGAGATGAAGGCCACGTCGAACCGCCTCAGTTTCGCGCTTTCGATTGAAAGCGTGTTCTCCCACTGGTCGTAGAAGCCGAACAACCGATAGCCGAGCGGCTGAAGGAGTTCGCACAAGTCCCACAATTGGGTGTGATAGGCGAGATCCGGGTCAATGGCGGTTTCGAGCTTGAGAAGCGAAATCCTGCCTTCTCGGAGCATCCTGATAGATCCTTCCAGAACAGGGATTTCATGACCCTCAACGTCGATCTTCATGAAGTCGATGCGGGTGATTCCAAGCTGATCGCAGAGGCGATCAACGGTATCGATCGCCACGGTATCCGTGACCTCTTCTCCGTTGCTGACGACGCGGGCCATTGTCGGATGCTCTGGGTCGAAATGAAACGGGAGCGCCCCCGGCTCCGCACCAAGGCCGAGATTGTAGAACCTTACCTCTGGCTTGCCGGCGCAGTTCGATTGCATTCGGGCAAAGTTTCCGGGGTGCGGCTCGAAAGCATGGACCGTCGCCTGCGGAAACTCGTCCGAGAACTCGATAGCGGTCAGACCGATGTGTGCTCCGACATCGAAGATCGTGCGGATGTCGAAGTGAGGAAGCCGCGAGCGGACATCGCCAGCAAAGTCATGGCCCACTCCTCCGATTCTGTTCCGCTTGAGGTTACGGACCGTGCGTCCAGCGGTGTGTCGCAATTCCTGAAGCAGCATTTACGTCCTCGCTTCCGAGCAGAGGCGGTGTTTCATACCGAGAATGTTTAATTTGCGTTTACAATCATATCAAGGTCTGGAAGCATTGCTTTCGCGCCCGTTTTGGGACATATTGCCGCCTGCCGAATTGGCGCACGGCATCATCAGTCAAGCCGCTCCTGAACGTCACTGACGTTCGTGAACCGAAGATTTCGGGAGTGTGACTGATGCCAGCGATTTCAAATTTCCCCAACGGTTTTGCATATGGTGTCGCCATTCGCGGCATTCCCCTCACCGTAGCCAATCCAGGCAAGGTCTGGTGGCTCTCCAATGCCCCGACCCTCCAACGGGGTGATCGCGGCGGATCCGACAGCAACCGCGGCACTTTCAATTCGCCATTCTCGACGCTCTCTGGAGCCATGACGGCGATCTCTGCTGACGGCGGTTCCGCTCGCGGCGACATTCTTATGGTCAAGCCGGGACATGCGGAAACCATCTCCAGTTCGACGGCCCTGACGCTTTCGGTTGCGGGTGTTGCGATCATTGGCCTTGGGCTTGGCAACAAGCGGCCCAAGTTCACGATCGACACGGCCAACACCGCGACGATTAACGTCTCGGCTGATAACATCAGCTTCTACAACTGTCAGTTCTTCGGCAACTTCCTGTCGATCGCGGCGTGCTTCACGCTGACGACCGCCAAGTGGTTCACGGTCCAGAACTGCTTCTTCGCCGATACGTCTGGCGTTCTCAACTTCCTCAACATCGTCAAATCAACTGGCGCCGCGAACACCGTGGATGGCCTTACGGTCACCGACAGCGTGTGGAACAGCCTCGGTACGACTTCGGTTAACTCGTTCGTGTTGACGGCGAATGATGTCGACGCCTGCACGCTCGCCCGCAACAAGATCAACATGGTGACGACTGTGGATGCGGCGATCCTCATCACCGTGACCGCCGGCGTCCTCACCAACTTCATTGCCGACAGCAACATCGGCTACCGGAAGAACACCACCACGGCCAACGGTTCGCTGATCAATGTCGGTGGCACGACCTCGACCGGCTTTGTCACCTGGAACCAGGTGCAGACGCTCACCACGACTTCGGACAAGCTGTTCACCACGACCGTCGGCCTTGGTGCCTTTGAGAACCGTGTCACCGGCGTTGTCGGCGCATCGGGCTTCCTGATCCCGGCGGCAGACTCATAAGGAGATTGAGCAATGAGCAAAGCACCAGAGAAAAAGCCCGAAGCTGATCACGGCAAGCGTATCGATGCGATTGTCGCGGTCCTCAAGGCGAATGGCTTCAGCCTTCCCAAGGAGCTCGAATGAGCCAGCGCATTACCGGCAGGGTGAACGGGGATCATTACGAAGTCCTCTCCCCTGCCGGCGAGTTGTTGAAGAGAATGACGCTCGAAGAAGCCCGTAATGATTCGAAGCTCAGGGCAGCGATCGAGCGTAATGGCTGGGAAGGTCTGGATGGCTGATGCGACGGCGCCTTTTTGCCGAACCCCAAGCACTGGATCCCGCTTCAGGCTTCAAGGTTCCCTACCGTAACCTGGTTCGCCAATGGGACGGCGAGTTCGTAGATCGCCGCTTCGTCGATAAGCGCAACCCGCAGGACATGCTGAAAGCCCGCCCTGAACGCCCACAGCTCGACCACGCGCGTCCTGAGCCTGAGGACGTATTCCTAGCGGTCAATATCGTTTGGGAGGACGGTCTTACGCCAATCATCAATGCTGACGGTTCCGCTTTGTTGGGTGCTGGTCCGGTAGGTGGGGAGGGTTTGTAAATGGCGGTCAGCGGAACAACCAGCTACAGTATCAACGCCAACCAGATCATTGAGAAGGCGTTCCATCGGCTTGGGAAAGCGTCTGAGGGAGAGGCCGTCTCCGCCAGGATGTACGCTGACGGCCTTTCCAGTCTCAATCTCATCATCAAATCGAAGCTAGGCACTTCTGATCGACTGTCACTTCGCAGTGAGGCCTCTTTGGCCCTGGTGGCAAATCAGGAGAGCTACACAATCACGACCCCGTTCGCGCAGCGCATCCCTTCAGTGAGGCGGCGCAACTCTAGCGGCTATGACGTTCCGCTCAATCTGCTCAGCAGGCAGGAATATTTCGACCTTCCAAACAAGGCCGCTTCACCCTCTGTTCCGGTGAGCTTTTACTTCGATTCCCAGCGCGATGACGGCGTGCTTTATGTCTGGCCGGCGCCCGACACCAATGCTGCGAGCGATTACACGCTTGAATATACCTACCTTCGGCGCATCGATGACATGGTTGCATCGACCGACGATCTCGACATGCCGCAGGAGTGGCTTGATCCGGTAATCTGGATGCTCGCCGACGATCTTGAGACCGAATATCCGGTCAATGACGCGAGGCTTGCAGCCAAGATCGAGCGCAAGGCGATAGAGGCGAAGCAGGTCCTTGATTATTGGGATACGGAGAATGCAAGCCTCTACATGCAGCCGGATATCGGCCAGTGGTAGAGTTGAAGCCAGCCCTTCAGTCCTCGAAGGGCCGTTCTGGACCTTGGGGAGGGGCGAGGCTGGTCAATGCCTTTGCCGAGCAATCTGAAGGCGACAAGGCCGAGCTTTTCTCAATCCAGGCGATACCAGGAACCATCCTTTTCTCCAATGTGCAAAGCCTTGCCGTGCGCGGCTTGCACCGGCTTAAACTGACTTTGTACGCGGTTATCGGCACGACTCTGTACGGCATCGATTCAGCGGGTGCTGCAACCGCTCTGGGAACGATCACCGGTGCCGATACGGTGCGGATGGTGGATAATGGAACCGAGATAGCGATCCACAACGGAGACACGACAGGCTATGTGTTTTCGGGCGGCGCTCTTTCGAATCCAGTCAACCTGCCGATCGTTTCCGATGTCGCCTGCATCGATGGCTATTTCGTCTGGCTGATCGCCAATTCGGACCAGTTCATCATCTCCGGGCTGAATGACGGCCTCACCTATGATCCGCTGGATGTCGCAACTGTCGAGGGGTCTCCGGACAACCTGACCGGTGTCATCAACGACCACCGGGAATTGATCCTGTTCGGGGGATCGACGGGAAGCGTTCCCTCAACCGAGGTCTGGGTCAATACCGGCGCGGCCGATTTTCCGTTCGAACGGCAGGGCAATGCCTTCATCGAGCGCGGCTGCATCGACAAGGATTCCATCGCCAAGCTCGACAATGCTGTCGTGTTCGTCGGCGATGACCGGGTCGTCTATCGGCTGGACGGCTACGCACCGTTGAGGATTTCCACCCATGCGGTCGAACGGACGCTTGCTGATGCAAGCTGGTTCCGGGCTTTTCCCTATACGCTGGAGGGGCACAAATTCTATGTTCTCAACACCGATATCGGGACATGGGCTTATGATGTCGCTACTTCGGCATGGGCAGAACGCAAGAGCTTCGGTTTGGACTATTACCGGATCGGATGCAGCATCTATGCCTACGGAAAACAACTCGTCGGCGATAATCAAACCGGCAAGATCTACGAATATGATCTCGATACCTATACTGAAAACGGAACGACGATTCCGGTCACGGTTGAGCTTCCTCCAATTGGTGACGGGGTGAACCGGCAGACGCTCTATTCGCTGGAAACCTTCATGGAGACTGGCGTAGGCACGCTCACCGTTACCGATCCTCAGGCCATCCTTACCTACTCGAAAAATGGCGGACGCTCGTGGTCGAACGAGATGTGGCGGTCGATGGGCGCACAGGGTGATTATTCTGTAAGAGCGGTGTGGCGGATCAATGTCGAGTTCCGCCAGCTTCAACTAAAGTTCCAGTTCCCTGATAGCGTCAGGCGGTGCGTCCTCAGTTATGTGGCGGATATTCGTTAGAGACATGTCGAAGATTCCCAACAACATAGCTCCGTTTGTGGACGAGAAAGGCCTAATCAATCCTGTTTGGTATAGGTTCCTTGCCGATCTAGAGCGGCAGCTAAACCAGTCCGGGTCGGCGGTCGCTGACGCAACTGGCGGTGCGACGATCGACAGCCAGGCGCGGACGGCTATCAACGGGCTCCTCGCTCAGCTCAGGACGCTTGGCGTCATCGCCACCTGATGCTATAGACGATTTGCGCCGCGTTTCTCGCGGAGGCGGCAAGCCGACCGCCATCGCTCCAGCCAAGGCAGTTCAAGTCAGCTGGAGCAGCGAGTGCGGCACTTCCAACTCATTGCACAAGGTATCGATGTCGTTCCCTTGCTCAACGCGCTGACGCAGCGTCCGGAGCTATGGAACGAAAACACGCTCCGCACCACGCACCCGCTGAGTCCGCATCAGGAAACGGATGACGTCTGGTGTCTTTTTAACAGGATTCCGGACGATCCCTCTGAGGTCGTCGACGACTGCGAGGTCGTTCCGTATCGGGCATGGAATGAACTCCCGATCCGCCCGCTTGTTCTTGACTTGATGCGCCGTGTCGATGGGATGAGGCTGGGCCGTGTGCTGATTTCTCGTCTCGCGCCCGGAAAAACGATCCCAGAACATACCGATCAGGGCGCTCCCGCGACTTACTACAAGCGTTATCATCTGGCGCTCAAGTCAGAGCCGGGAGCCCTCAACTCCAGCGGAGGGGAGGTGATCACGTACCGCATGGGCGAGCTTTGGTGGTTCGACAACACAGTTCTCCATTCGATCGTCAATAACTCAGCCGACGACCGGATCGTCCTGGTCATGGATGTAAGGCCATGTTGACTGCACAGCCTGAAGACTTCGCGCCCTTCCTTGAAGAGGTGAAGCCGCTGCTCCCCGACCATTACGAGGAACTTGCGCTGAACAAAGACCGCGTTCCGCTGTCCCCTCAATATGACGAATATCTGAAACGCGATGCCAAAGGCATGGTTTTGTGTATCGCCCTTCGCGATGCGGGGAAGCTGGTTGGGTATTTCGTCGGGTTCGTGGCACCTGGATTGCACTATTCGACGTGCCTGACCCTCCACTTGGACATCTTCTGGATTCATCCTGACCATCGCGGAAAAATGGGCGGGATCAAATTGTTCAAGGCGATGGAGGCGGAAGCCAAGCGAAGGGGCGTCCAAAGGCTGTTCGTCGGTTCTAAGTGCCATCTCCCCGCTGACGGACTGTTCGAGAGGCTTGGCTACACGAAGGTCGAGTCTGTCTACTCCGCCATGCTGGAGGACTTGTAATGGTTGCCGTTGCCATCGGGGGAGCCGCTGTCGTTGGAGCTGGCGCGTCGATCGTCTCCGGCAACAAGGCCGCCAAAGCGCAGAAGCAGGCCGCTGACCAATCGATTGTCGAGCAGCGCCGCGAATATGATCAGGATCGCGCTGATCTCGCGCCTTGGCGGACGGTTGGAGCCTCAGCCTTGTCCAAGCTCAGCGCAGCCTATGGCCTAAACGGCACTCCCACCGTTACGGGTGGCCCGACGAATCCAGATGGCACGGTAAATAGCGACGCCTATGGCGGCTTCTTCACCTCGCCTGGATATCAGTTCCGCCTGAATGAGGGATTGAAGGCCATCGATCGCGGAGCTGCTGCGCGAGGACAACTCGGCTCGGGGGCAACGATCAAGGCCGAGCAACGCTACGGCGAGGGATTGGCCGCGAGCGAATATGATGCATGGGCATCGCGGCTTCAGCAGATGGCGGGAGTGGGCCAAGCCGCCACCAATACTACGGTAGCGGCTGGGCAGAGTGCCGCAAACACGATCTCGAACAACTTGATTGCGAGTGGAAATGCCAGAGCATCGAGCTATGCGAATACCGGAAGCGCGATCAACTCCGGTCTCAACAACATCATGAGTGCCTATCTCATGCGCAACCAGTTGGGGCATTAAGATGGCCGAATCTGGACCCTACGGGATCACCCAATTCGACGCGCCGGGGATCATCGGCGCCTATCAGCAGGCTCAGCAGAACCGCATTTCGATGATGGTCGCGCAGAAGCAGCTTGATCGCATGGACAAGCAGGCCAAGGACCAGGAGGGCGTCCAGAAGGCGGTTGCTGCCTACATTGGCAGCCAGGAATCCGATCAGCCCGTTAAAACGTCACCGGCTACGCCAACTGCATCCCGTGCTGTTCCAGCCTCACCCGTCCCCGCGGCACCGGTTGATCCGTTAGCGCCCCTTCCGGACAACCCAACTACAGCTGCTGTGCCCGCCCAGCCCACGCCACATCAGCCCACCGCGGCTGATCGTGAGAAGCTGTTCAATTCGCTCATCGCGATCAGTCCTGAAGTTGCAGGCCAGTATATGGATGCCTTCTCTAAGATGGATAAGGCTCAACTCGACCATTACAACCAGACCAGCCAGCGCATCGTCCAATTCGCTGCCGGTCTGATGCAACTCGATCCTAAGCAGCGCCAATCCGCTCTTGAGCATGCCGCCCCAGAAGCTCAGCAACTCGGAATCGATCCACAGCATTTGGCGGATCTCGATTTGTCCGATCAGGGACTTCGCCAGATCATCGTTAGCCATATGGATGCTGAGAAGGTCGCGCAGTTCGTGCAGCCTGACCTGATGACAGTCGGTCATTCGGTGATCGACAAGAACCATCCTGAGAAAGGGGCCGTTTACACTGAGCCGACTGATCTCAAAACGATCATGGTCAAGAACGCAGACGGCTCCGAAACGCCCTATTCTTTCGATCCTTCCACAGGAAAAGCGTCACAGCTTCGTGATGGAGGGATTCCGGGCGCCCCATCTACTGGTGGACCCGTCGATCACGATACGCTGTTCAATGCCCTAATCCAGCAGGAGAGCGGAGGCCGCGCCGGCATTAAGGGTCCGCCGACGAAATACGGGACATCAACGGGCCTAACGCAGCTTTTGCCCTCCACGGCCAAGCAGATGGCTGACAAGCTCGGGGTTCCGTGGCAACCGGACTTGCTTACTGGGACCTCGCCAGAAGCCGCCGACTATCAGCGCAAGCTGGGCCGCGCTTATTTTGAAGAGGGCATGGCCAAGTACCCGAACGATGTTCGTTCGGCACTGATGTATTATCATGGCGGTCCTGATCAAAGGCTTTGGGGGCCGAAAACTCACGCTTATGCCGACTCCATTCTCAAGCGCGTTGGTGGCGTGCAGACGGGCGGTGACAATCTCATTTCCGGCAAGCCCCTGCCGCACGATTCGAGCGATGACGATACTGCCAAGTTTATCGGCAGTCAGGTTGCATTGGGGCAGCCCATGCCTCCGTTGGGAATGGGCAAGGAGGCCGCAGCAATGCGAAGGGCCATCCTCGCCGAGGCGACCAAGCAGTGGAAGCAGATGGGCATCTCTCCCGGCGAGGCGAACGTCATCGCAGCCCAGAACAAATCTGGTCTCGCAGAACTCGCCAAGATCGCTCAAATGAAGGCGACTGTGCAGACGGCTGAAAACACTGCGTCTGCCAATGCAACGCAAGTTCTTGATCTGCTAGGCGCGGCGGGAACGACAGGATCACCGATTTTCAATAAATGGCAGCAAGCTGGACGACGTGCGACTGGTGACCCAAAGGTCTCGGCGTTCGATGTCGCGGTTAAGACGCTCTCGACCGAATACGCCCGTGTGATGTCCGGAGGCGGCAACACACAACTTTCGGATGCTGCGCGCCACGAAGCCGACGCCCTCATTCATACCGACATGACTCCGGACCAGTTCCGCGCCGCGATCAAGCAGATGAAGATCGACATGGAGAACCGGACCAAGGGGATCGAGCAGGAGCGTCAGGCTACGCTTCAGCAGATCAGGACCGGAGGCCGTGGCTCGGCGCAGAGCCACGATGAGGGGTGGACGACGCTTCCAAGCGGGCTCAAGGTCCGCAGGGTCCAGTAAATGGGCAAGTTTCAGGTTCAGGCTCCGGATGGCCACGTCTATGAGTTTGAAGCTCCTGAAGGGGCTACGCCACAGCAACTCGATGCGATGTCACGCGAGGCTGCTGGCTATGCAAAAAACTACCCGGTCACGACTGGTAGCAAACCTTCTGCCCCTGAACCGAGCATCGGAAAGCAGTTGGTCGATGCAACGGTGAATGATGTTGCCGGAATCGTGCAAGGTGCAGCAGCGCTTCCGGACTTGGCTGCTAAAGGCGTTGGAAAGGTCGTCAGTACGATCCCCACGGCCCTAGGCTATGGACTGGATAAGCTCGGCTACGGGGATGCCGGAAACTACATGCACGGCGTTGCCCACAATCTCGCCAATCCGTTCCAGATCGGCGAAACCGTGGAGAAGATCGCGCCTACGCCTGAAAATACAGCGGGCAAGGTCGGACGCTTCGCCAGCCAGATGGTTGGGGGGGCGGTAGGCTTTCCTGGCTCGGCTGCGGAAAACCTGACTGCGAAGATTGCCGGCGAGGTTCCAAAGGGATTCGTTCCAGCTTCAGAGACCGTCGCCAAGGTCGCAGCTCCTTCCATCGTCAAAGATGCCGAACAGGCCGGTGTTCGGGTAATGACATCAGACGTGAAGCCGCCGCGCACGTTTATTGGCAAGACTGCACAAGCGGTAGGGGAGCGCATTCCGATCACTGGAACCGGTGGACCAAGGGCGGCACAGCAAACCGAGCGCATCAATGCTGTCAAATCCGCCGCACAGGAATTTGGAGCAGCAAATGGGGATGAGCTGGCATCTCCCGCCGTCGATGCTGTCGCCAAGGATCTCGCAACAAAGCGCGGCGCTCTGCTGACCCGACTGACAGCGCAAAAGAACGCTGTGATCGACAAATTACATGGTTCTGTCCCGACAGAGGGAGCTAGTCAGGCGATCGATCAGGAAATCAGCAAGCTGGAGGCAACCGGCCTCAACAGCTACACGCCCGTCATCGCCAAACTCAATGACTTCAAGCAGGCGCTACAGAACAAGAATCTAAGCGCCATCGAGATGATTCGAAAACAAGTCGGGGAGGACTTCAAGGCTCCAGACATGGCGTCAGTGCGCGGGGTAGCGGAAAAGGCTTTGTCAAACATCTACGGCCCGCTGCGCGAGGATATGGGGGCATATATCAGGGCCAATGGAGACCCCGCCGATTTCAACAAGTGGAAGCAGGCCAACGACCAGCTGGCGAATATGGTTGGAGACCTCAAGAATACGGCCATGAAACGGGCGCTCCGCAATGCGGACACTACGCCGGAGGACGTTGCCAGCCTTCTGTTCAGCCAGAAACCGAGCGATGTGCGACTGCTTTATGACGGCCTGTCCTCTGCGGGACGCGGGAAGGCGCAAGCGGCGATCCTTCAGAAGGCGATTGAAAAAGCAGGAGGCTTGGAAAACATATCTCCAGACCGCTTCGCCAATCAGGTCAATGGCCTTGGAAAATCGGTTGGAGTATTCTTTCGCGGGGACGATATGCGTCGGATTGAAGGTTTAACCCGCGTGCTCGATGCCACGAAACGAGCCGCCCAAGCCTCAGTTGCCCCGCCAACTGGCGTTCAGGCCGTCCCCTATGCGATGGGTGCCGGATTCACGGAGATGTTCGGCATTCCAGGCGGCCTGACCGCAGCCGGAGCAACAGGATTGATCGCAAGAGCCTATGAATCTGCTCCAGTCAGAAACCTCCTGCTCAAGATCGGTCAATCCAAGCCGGGAAGCGCACAGGAGGGTGTCTTATTGAGACGCGCCGCCAAAATGATACCTGCGGCCATTCAGAGCAAAATCGGATCTGGTATCATTAACGATAATGTTCCGCGTACTGGACTTGCCGTGGCCTCACCAGATCAAGGGCCAGACCAGCAGCAATAGGCCGATGGGCGCCCGTCGCCATTTATAGGGCAGAAGAATCCCGATTGCTCGCGCCAGCGTGAAGATCAGCAGGACCATCCAGACTTTCACGCCTAAATACTAGCGCTGCGCCACTCCTTATGCTACCAAATCCGCGCGGCAGGGCACTGCTCGCGCGCTGACGAGGACCGCGCCGCCGCCAAGACACTTCCTCATCCTGACACAGGATGCACGTCTTGGCGCGCCAGCTCTTCGATCCCGGTATTTATAGTGTGATGACTTCCGGTGCCGCTATCGGCGTCGGCTGGAAGCTCAACTTCTATACCGGTGGAACGACCACCCGCATCACGACCTATAATGCCCGCGTCTCCGGTTCGGCCAACGCCAACCCTGTCATTTCGGATGCCAATGGCCGGTTCGATGATATCTGGATCGAAGAGAACCAGACGATCAAATGGATTCTCACCGACCAGAATGACGTCCCAAAGGCAGTGGTCGATGACAAGCTGATTACTGTCGCGACGACGACGATCGATTCCAGCCTGAACAGCTTCCTTGCGGCCTCCGCAGCTCTTCCGATAGCCAATGGAGGGACCGCCGCTACTTCAGCTGCAAACGCAGCCACGAGCCTCGCCGTTCTCCCGACTGCGGGGGGAACCATGACCGGCAACATCATCCGGTCGGGCAAGGGCGTCCACCCCTATTACAACAACGCCTCGATGACGGGCGGGCAGATCTACATCCAGGCTGCTGGAGCTGATCCGACTGCCAATCCTGGTGACGTGGTTTTCGAGTACTAATCGATGGCTCGTATCCGCATCCGGGACTCTGGAAACACGCTCCGCACCATCGACGGCACCGGTTCAACCCGCATTCGCATGAGGGATGCCGGAAACACGCTCCGCACCATCACCCGCATTCGAATGCGGGATGCAAGCAATGTCCTGAGGACCGTTTACGACACGTCCGGAGGAACGGCCTTTGCTGCGTCTGCAAGCCCAACCTTCGCATTTGGCAGCACAAGCGGATCTGGAAGCGCGACGACCTACGCAACGACCGTTACCGCAAGCGGCGGCACCGCGCCCTATACTTATGCATGGTCGCTCATCGCTCACGATCACCCGACAGCAATCCCGACAATCAATTCACCAACATCCGCGACGACGACCTTCACACAAACGAACATGCACAAGGATGCCATTTATACGGCGACATTCCGGTGCACCGTTCAAGATAGCGCGGCCCACAGCACGACAGTCGATGTGGAGGCCCAATTTGAAGACGATACATCTGGTGGGTGGGGAGGCGGGACATGACCGGAACACGCATCTCCGACATGACGGTCTTAGGCTCACTTCCCGCAAGTGCAGCCTTTATCCCTGTCGTCAAGACAGGCGTTGCGGTAAATTACGCCTATGATCTTGCCACTGACCTGGCAGGACGACCAACATCTGCCCTGCTCGCCGCTTCTTCCGGATCGTCTCTCCTTGGCTTCCTCCAGTCCGGCACGGGAGCTACCAGCAGAACCGCCCAAGCGAAGATGCGCGAGATCATCACGCCGGAGGATTTCGGGGCAGTTGGGGACGGAACTACCGATGACACCAGCGCCGTACAGGCGGCGATCACGGCGTCTGTAGGGAAAAGACTTGTCCTCAACCAGACCTATGTTGTTTCCGGTCTCACGGTTCCCTCAAACAGCACCATTACCGGCAACGGGACGCTCAAGCGAAAAACGGCTGCCACTGGTTATCTGATTTCCGGCAGCGCTGCGGCCAACGTCACCCTTCGCGGATTCACCGTTGACGGAAATAGCGCGACGGGCGACGCAAGTGCTTTGATCCGTTTCTCCGGGGCCTCAGACGATCTCGCGATTGACGGTTTGCTGGTAAAGAACGGAGCCCACGACTGCATCTCCATCGCTGGAGGGGTGAGGGCGCGGATCACCAACAACCGCTGTATCTCTAGCCGGGTCGGCATTGTCATCGCGACTACGGGCGGATACCACGTCATTTCCGGCAACGAATGCCGCGGAGGAAGTGCCTCCGGCATTCTTGTCGCCGCCCCCTATACCGTGGTGGAAGGAAACCGCTGCATTGGGAACGGGGCTGGCCTGACCCAGCAGGCCGGCATTCTCATGAGCAGCTGCCTTTATCCGATCGTCAACGACAACCTCTGCCAAGGCAACGGCACCGGAGTCTACTTCTCCCACGGTATCCAGTTCAACGGCTGCACCAACGGCGTGATGAGCGGGAATGTCTCGATCGGCAACAATGGTTCCGGCCTCGATATATATTCCTCCGCCGGATGCACTTGTTCAGGCAATCAG